CAAGCTCTGTGCCATTAGTTAATGTTTTTTGTTCTAAATGGTTATCAAAAATATCTGCAATTTGCATTAAACGGCCTTGGCCCTCTCCTGCTTTTACAAAAATTTTAATAATAATTAATCCTTGAATTAATTTGTTTCCACCATATTTGTAAGGTTCACTGCTGCTAGGTAAGATTGATAAACGACAAAATTCATTGTCATTACTAATTTCGCCTTGGTAATTGTCAGGATAAATAGCAATATTTTCAGAAGACCATGCGGCTAAAGAAAACACCTCTTCAATATCTGATAAAGCATTATCAAACATTTACTTCTCCTTCACAATTATTGCTTCAATGATAAAACCATTATCATCAAAGTCAACTATATTGTAAACATCATCTTCAACTGTTAACGTGTCATAAACTGAAATATCTATCCCAGATTTGATTAAAACACTTACAATAAAACCGTCTTGTGTTTTATTTTTAGTGCTTTGAATAATTACATCAACTGTTTTACTTGAAGTTGTGCTTACAGTAGTGCCAGTGCTAAAATTATAACCTGAAACTGCTTTGCTAGAAAGAGTTCCTGATTTTACTAAATCCCCTAACGCAGTAAACGCCTTATTAACTGCAGACGTTACTTTTGCGTTTAAAGACATTAGTTAGACCTCCACCATGAATTTGTAGAGCCTCTGCTTAACAAAGGTCTAATATACTTCATTACACTTGAAGGCTTTATAGAAGTACGAACAACATCATTGTTAGAATCAGTTATACTTATACTTCCAACAGAAATAGACTCAAAATTTTGAACTGTTCCTGCTAAAAGGTCTTCATTATTTAGTAAGTGTAATGCTTGTTCATATACCGCAGTTTTAACTGCAGCTGGTGTTTCGCTTTCACTAAATTTAATTTCTTGACCCATTCGATCATCATAGTAAATAGCGTTTTTACGAGGCCATGCTAGAGCTTGGGAAGAGCTAACAGCTGAACCAATCCATGAATGGTTGTCAATAATTTGTGTAGCAGTGACTAAAGCGTCTTCTTTTAGTTCATCTGAAGCATCATCCCAATTCTTTGAATCGATTCGAGTTTCAAAATAAACGTCTGCATCGTCTAATGATACAAAACTATTGGTGTTTAATTCTAGTGCCATTAGCTCCTCCTATTACTTATGAGTGTAGGATTGGCAAGATGCCTAGGTTCAATGCGTCCATCTTACGTCCATAAGATGCTGCTGCGCCTAGTGTTGTGTTAGTTGCGAAAGCAGTTGTAGAACCTGTCCAGTTGTAACCTAGTGGATGCATGATAAATCCATAACGATACCATACGTTTGTAGAACCACCGCCTGTGTAAGCAGCTGCATCACGATCAACTTCTACTGGTGTAGGAACTGATACTGGAGCAAAGCTTACTGAAGAAGGCTTAACTACAAATGTACATTTTGCTGAACGTGAATTTACGTCACCTGTTGCGTGGGATGATGATTGGTTTGCACGAGTCATTACTAGACGGAATTTACCACCAAACAATGTGTTAAATTGCAAGTTACCATCTGTAATAATTGTTTCATCAACAACGTTAGCTGCACGCATTTCTGCCATTACTTCTGGTGAAGTAACTAGATACATAAAGTCTGGCTCATAGTCTTTAAATGCCATACCTATAGCTTTGAACAAACGCTCACCACGAGCTGCGCCTGTTGCTGTTGAATCGAATAGTTTACGCTCATCAGAAGAACCTGTTGCTGCTGCACCAAATTCACCTGCTGCGTTTATGTCAACGAAGAAACCCGTTGCTGATGTATCTGCATCTGTGTCGAACGATGTGATACCGCCGTTACCAGAGCCACCTGCGTCACCCAGAGCAACTTCAGAAGCTGCAACACCTTTTAGTACTGACATTAAAGCATTACCTTCGTCATCACCACGTACTTGTGCGAAGTCACGAGCAATTTTTGCAAGACCATCTTGCTTTGAGATTACTTCTTGCATGTTAACTTGTTGAGCACCGAATGTACGTACTGTTTTAACGTAGTTTGCAATATCTGTTGAGATATCTGTGTATGTACCATCAGTTGCACTTGATAAAGATGCAACATTGATATTTGCAGCTAGTGGTTTGTACATACGGAACTGACCAACGAAAGATTCACCATCAGCAGTAATGTCGTCACGCTGACCAACGATACCTGTTGAGTTCAGCTTTTTAGCAGTTGTATATGCTTCGTCAGCATATGCTGAGATAGCCAACGCTACATTTTGAAAATCGGTATTTGTAATAGCCATTTTATTATTTCCTTATAATAGATTAATACCCGAAATTTCCAAGTTGCCCTTTAGCAGCCATATTTAAAATTTCTTCTGTTGTCATTTGTGAAATTGATTTTTGTTCAGAAGTTTGAGCTGCGGCAGCTGGAGTCGAGGTTCCACTCCCTGTATTTGCTTTTACACGGAATAGAAATTCATTATCTTCACTTTTTGAGTAAGAGTCAATAAAGTCTTGAATAGAAGAACCAGACTTATGTACCCATGCACCATTTTCGTTTTGAACAAGTTGCTCAACGATATCGCGCTGTGCTAGTTGACGACTACGCTCATTACGGAACTCTAAGTTTGCAAGTTGATTATTAACAACATTGTCACGGTTCAGTTTAGTGTTTTCTTCTTCGAACACTTTTAGTTTAGCGTTAGCTTCAGCAAGCTTCATTTCAAGAGCTTCTTTAAGCTTTCCTTCTGCTTCTAGACGTTCAATCTCAGCAGCTTTTTGTGCTTGTTCAACTTCAGCTTTAGCTTTTAAAGCCTCGTCACGCTCTTTAACCATGCGGTCCATGTTTTGTTTCATTTGTTGAAGACGTTCTTGCACCGCTGCTTCAATCGGATCAACATCATCCTTTTTAGCGTCTGGTGCTTCTGGTTCAGTCTCTTGGACTGTTTCTACTGTTTCTTCTTCAATTACTGTATTTTCTTCACTCATAATTTTTCCTTTCAAGCACAGCTTGGATTATATAATTTGTGTCACAGACACATTAAAAGCACATAGGCTATTACAAATAATCTATGGGCCAATGCCGTACCAATCTTGTCCTTCGGCAATCGGAGCAAGAATGTCACGGCGTGTTATTTTATTTGGTGGATCTATAAGACCCTGTTCCTTTGCTTTACGCAAAAGCTCATTGTAAGATTTTCTAGAAAGACCCTGTTTGCGCATTTCTTTTAAAGTCTTTCTAATAGTATCGCCCTCTAGAGCATCAGCATAGATGGTTCTAAGAGCAGATTTTGCTCTACGTGCCTCTCCAATATTTGTAAAGAAAGCATCGTGAATAGTTGCAGTTTCAACGCCATTTTTACGCCCCCACAAGTGAAAGCGTCTTACAATAACAGCATCGTTGCTATGATTTCCGTTAACACCTAAACCAATACGAGCATCATTAAGTGAGCCTTTGCCTAAAAGCTTTCCGTCTTCTGCCGAGGATTCATAAATGTTAGCGATTCTTCTACCTGTCACTGGATCACGAAACTCAATGCGTTCTTGGATCTTTGGACGGTATCTCTGTGTCATAATTTTTCCGTCAAATGTTACCCATGGTATATCTACCTTTTGCGTTTCATTGACAAACACTCTAGCTACGTCTTTCCAGTAATTAATAAAGTTATCTGTTACTGGCGCACGTTCTGCTAGATTTTTAGACATAATTCTTGATATTTCAGAAAACTCTTTTGGGCCGATAATACCTTTACGAGTGTTAGTTAGTTTGCTTACAAAGTCACCAACATCAGGATGTATATCTTGCGCTTGTTTTAAAAGAGTTCTTCCTGCAGGTTCATTTTTATTAATAAGTTCTACAAGTTCTGATCTAAATGATTTTAATTCTTGTGCAGTAGTAGTTGCACCTACTCTGTCTGCAACTTTAATTTTACCATCAACTAACCTTAATGTTGAATTAAGATTGTCTTTTGTAATTGTAATAAAGCCTTTTTCGTCTAGCACTTTAGCGAATTTATTAGCCACATTAGCTGTTTTAGTTGCTGCTCCTGCACCATAA